GCCCCACACCAAAGCGCACATTTATCAATCAAAAGCGTCAATCAAAAGGCAAACCCGCTTTAACTTTTGACTGGCATACAGTGGAAATTGAACCGCCTAAACCAAAAAATGATTATCAAGGCGGAACCCACGCAACACCACGCCGTCATCAGGTTCGTGGACATTGGCGCACTTACAAGTCAGGCAAGCGGGGATGGGTAAACGAATGCTGGAAAGGCGATGCAAGCAGGGGAACCGTCTTTAAAGATTATCAATTCAAGGAGAACACATGAGTAAATGGGACAGCCACAAAGGCAAGGGCAACACCGCTTTCAACGCACTGGCGCAAGCTAGTGATGTTGCAAACATGACACGCGAGCACCATACGTGGATGCACAGCCGGGGAAAGTTGTGCTGGAAGTGCCAGAAACAATCCGTGCCAGAAAAAGGGTGCATCATAAATCTACAGACGGGGCTTCACAAATACGTGTGCAAGCCCTGCGTTGATGCGCGTAGCGCGAAGGCGACGGTATGAGTTGGCACAACCCAATATTTAAGTATTGCAAAGACGCATTGAGGGCAAGAACTTTGCAAGAGATCATCTCCAAAGAACTGCGCGAGGCGCAACTCAACAAGCTTGAGGCAGAAAGTGGCGTTGAGTACGCGAAATCGGTAGTGGCCTACAACGAGCAGCGCATCGTGCGTTTGCAGAAGAGACTAACTGAACACCCAACAGAAGGGGACGGCGCATGAAGGGCGGCGCACGACCTGGGAGCGGACGCAAGCCCACACTGATTGATGAACGCCGAGCACTTGTACTGCGTGAGCAAGGCGAGTCAATGCAAAAGATTGCCGAGCGGTTTGATGTTAGCCTCCAGGTAATCAAATACTTTTTTAAAAAACGAAAGCGACTCACCAATGCCCAGCGTTGACTTTGCCTCATGGCATCCAACCAATCTTGTAAGGTTTGCGCAAGACGCGCAGGCCAAAATGGATGCCCAAGACAAACAAATTGCCCAGCTTCAAGACGACCTGCGGGTTGCCATTGATGCGTACCGGGTGCTTATAAACCGCCAATCAAAGGACACGCATGGCCACCACCCCTGAATCCAAAGTCAAAAAGAAAGTGCATGCCTTGCTCAAAGCGCATGGTGCCTACGCGGTGAACTACATCGGCGGGCAGTACGCCAACAACGGAACCCCCGACATATTGGCATGCTTCAATGGGTTCTTCATCGGCATAGAGTGCAAGGCTGGGCGCGGGGTGCCCACTGCCTTACAGATTAAAAACCTGCGCGACATTGCCAAGACCGGTGGGTTGGCACTCATCATCAACGAAGATAATCTTGCCTACCTGGAGGAATCCCTCAATGACATCAAACACGCCCAATCCAATTACCACCTTTTTGCAAGAGAAGCGGAAGGTGAGTGATGCCGAGCGCAAGATCATTCAGCGCAGAGAGCGCGACCGCGAACGCAAACAACTAAAGAAACCCCCCAACGCATGAATCTTATTACGTTGGACTTTGAGTCCTACTACGACCAGGAATTCAGCCTGTCCAAGCTGACCACCGAGGAGTACATCCGCTCTCCTCAGTTTGAGACGATCGGCCTCAGCATCAAGCAAGGCGATGGGCAGGTGCAGTGGTACCCCCAGCCCCAGGTAAAGGATGCAGTGGCCCAGGTCAACTGGAGCAATGCGGCAGTGCTGGCTCAAAACACGGCGTTTGATGGGGCCATCCTCAAATGGCGGTATGGGGTGGAGCCGAAGATGTGGCTGGACACCCTGAGCATGTCGAGGGCACTGTTCCCGCACGAGAAGTCACACTCCCTGGCGGCGCAAGCCGAACGCGCTGGCCTTGAGGCCAAGGGGGACGAGGTGCTACGCGCCAAGGGTAAGCGGTACGCGGACTTCTCCCCTGAGGAGTTGGTGAGTTACGGGGTGTACTGCGCCCATGACACCAATCTTGCATACCAGTTGTTCAACATCTACGCGCCGAAGTTCCCCAAGCTGGAGATCAAGCTAATCGACCTGACCCTGCGCATGTTCATTGAGCCTGTGCTGGAGTTGGACAAGGCGCGGTTGGTCAAGCACCTGGAGGATGTGAAGGCGCGCAAGCAAGACCTGCTGGACAAGGTACGCGACCAGATGCTGGCCGACATGCAGCCTGACTTTGTGCATATGATTTTCTCCGAGGGCACCGCAGGCATTAAGAAGTTGCTCATGTCCAACGAGAAGTTTGCCGAAGCCCTGCGTTTGTTTGACGTGGAGCCTCCGCTCAAGCTAAGCCCGACCACGGGCCGGATGGCCTATGCTTTTGCCAAGACGGACGAGGCCATGAAAGCCCTGGAGGAGCACCCGGACCTGCGGGTACAGGCACTGGTGGCGGCGCGAGTGGGCAACAAGACCACCCTGGAGGAGACCCGCACCGAGCGGTTCATATCCATGGCAAGTCGTGGGGCGTTCCCGGTACCCCTGCGGTACTACGGGGCGCACTCAGGGCGCTGGTCCGGCCAAGACAAAATCAACCTCCAGAACCTACCAAGCCGGGGCGTGGATGCCAACGAGATCAAACGCGCCATCCTGGCTCCCAAGGGGTACGTTGTGATTGACTGCGACTCCTCGCAGATTGAAGCGCGGACGCTGGCGTGGCTGGCTGGGCAAGATGACTTGGTGACGGCGTTTGACAACAAGGAAGATGTGTACTCCATCATGGCGGCAAAGATTTATGGCATCCCCGTAGATCAAGTCACCACCGGGGCAAAGAGTCAGCGGCAGGTGGGCAAGACCGTCATCCTGGGTGCCGGGTATGGGGTAGGTCACGCTAAGCTAAAGATGTTTCTCAAGACTGTGGCAGGGGTGGATGTGTCTGTGGACGAGGCCCAACGCATCATTAACACGTACCGGAACACGTACTACCGGATACCCGAGTTGTGGCGGCGGGCAGACAATGCGTTGATGGCGCTTGCCAGCGGGCACACAACCCAGATTGACGTGCACGGCCTTGTCCATGCCACGCCCCACGGAATTACCCTACCCAGCGGGTTGTACATCCAGTACCCTGGGCTGGAGCGGACATGGGTTGAGAGCAAGCCGCAATGGACATACCAATCCAAAGGCATGACGACCAAGGTGTACGGCGGGTTGATCGTGGAGAACTTTTGCCAAGCTGTGGCCCGGTGCATTGTGGGCGAACAGATGTTGAAGATCAGCAGTCGGTACAAGGTGGTGTTGACGGTGCACGATGCCATTGCTTGTATCGCACCTGTTGACGAGGCCAAGGAAGCCCGCAGGTTTGTCGAGGAGTGCATGTCCTGGCGTCCGACCTGGGCGCAGGGTTTACCGTTGGCGTGCGAGTCCGGCATGGGAGCAAGCTATGGCGATTGTTAATAAACCCTTGTTGGATAAATTCTTCGATAAAGCGGTGTTTACGGAGTTTGGGATACCAATGAACTTTTCCGACAACATTCCAAGAGATAAGGTGCAGACCTTCGTGCTGTCTTCTGAAGTTGCGTTAGCGGCGGAGACACTGGTTAGATCATCTACGTTTAAGCCAACTCCGCTGGATGAGCTACACATGCCCTACGAGCACACGGCAATCGAGTACCCGCTGACGCCTGCAATACAGAAGCTACGCGATAACGGTATTGTGGATGGGATTATCCCGGTGACTCGGGTAGGGGCATACATCCGCAAGATAAATAACAACGTGTTGACCTGCCTTCCCTATTGGGAATACATAGACGGTAGCGTACAGCATAGCCTGTTTATGTTTATGTTTGGGCTGAGCCACGAACAAGGAGCACAACTTCAATTTGCAGGGGCCAATGGCCAAAACTCAATACCGGCAAACTTTATGCCCTGTGTGTCGCTTATTAAAGCTGCACAAACTGCAAAGTTAACGCCCGAAAAGTTTGCTGAGCTTACAGCAAATGATCCGCAAGTACAGCAGCACATTATGGAAGCCGCTGTAGAAATTCCAACGCTGCTGTTTGCCTCGTACATGCTGCTTAACTGCCGAAGTGGCGTGGGGCAGACCCGGATTGCAGCGTCAGTCCCCCCTAAGGGGTTGAAGCTGGGCGGTAAAAAGAAAAAGGCGTACACCGCAAGCGCCTACACTTTGCTGCATCTACAAGAGGTTGAAGTGGTTACGGCTGGAGGACATGTAAGCCAACGAGCCGATGTTGCAGCCCACTACGTGCGCGGGCATTTTAAGCAGCGCAAGAGCGGACTTTATTGGTGGGGGGCATTTGTACGCGGCACCGGACCGCTTCGTAAACGCGCAGCATACATAGTGGAGGACTGCTAAAATCTGCCATCCAAACAAACAAAGAAACTTATGGCACTTGCACATTCCTATTCAGCAATCAAAGATTTTGAAAACTGCGCACGCAAATACCATGAAGTCCGCATACTTAAAAAATTTAAACAGGAGAACACCGATGCCACGTTATATGGCACAGCGGTGCACAAAGCATTTGAAGACTACATCAAAGACAAGACCCCACTACCCCCACAGTTTGAACAGTTCAAGCATTTCATCGAGCCCCTTGCTAACCTTGGAGGGGACATTCGATGCGAAGAAAAACTGGGTATCCGAGTTGACTTTAGCCCGTGTGGCTTTTTTGACAAAGATGTATGGTTCCGGGGCATCCCCGACTACCTTGCCATCAACCGAGAGCGGGGCGTTGCCCGTGTGGCCGACTACAAGACCGGGAAGTCAAGCCGGTACGCCGACTCAGGCCAGCTTGAACTCATGTCCGCCATGATTATGGCGCACCACCCCGAGGTCAACACCGTCAAGGGGGCCTTGCTTTTTGTCGTGGCAAGCGATGTAATCAAGTCTGAGTTCAAGCGCGATGCGCTGTCCGAAATCTGGTCGAAGTGGGCAGGCCGGGCCGGACGTATTGAGCAAGCACTGGAGAATGGGGTGTGGAATCCCAGCACCAGTGGCTTATGCAAGTTCTGCCCTGTAAAGACTTGTGCTTATAACTAGGAGGCCATATGGCTAGAGACTACGCGGCGGAGTACAAAAAGTACCAGGGTACTCCCGACCAGATCAAGAATCGAAGCAACCGAAACAAGGCCCGCCGGGTCTTTGAGAAGGCAAACGGCGACCTGCCGGGCACTGTGGATGTGGACCACAAACGCGCCCTGTCCAAGGGCGGCGACCCAGTTTCTCTGCGCAACTTAAAGGCTACCCCCAAGGAAGCCAACCGCAGTTTTGCCCGAACAAAAACAAACGGGTTGAAGTCTGAAACTTCCAAACGCGAAAGGAAAAAGTAAGCTATTATTTTGTTGCTTGATGAGCAGTTGTCAAGCACGTTCTCCTCTAGTTTTGCCGGGTAGTTCACTCTACCCGGCTCTTTTTGTCACCACAAATCAACACTATGCAAATCATCCAAGACAGGGCGCTCCTGTTTAACACGCGCAACGCCGAACAAATAACGGCACTCATCCCTAAAAGCAAGGTCATGTCCGAGCAAGACGGGGAATCCCAGATACTTGTCAACTGGGACTTTGACGAGGTACAACTGCTACGCAACCTTGGCATCAAGGACGCACCCAGCCCCATACTCGGGCGGTACAAGTGGCCTGGGGTGTATGTGCCATTCGAGCATCAACGAACGACCGCTGACTTTCTTACCCTGCATCCGAGATGCTTTGTGTTCAACGAGGCAGGCACAGGCAAGACCAGTGCGGCGGCATGGGCAGCGGACTATTTAATAACCCATGGCCGGGTCAATCGAGTGTTGGTGGTGTGCCCAGTGTCAATCATGGAGACAGCATGGCGGGCTGACTTATTCCGCACGGTGATGCACCGCACAGTGGCGATCGCCCAGGGCACCAAGAAGCAACGACAAGCAATCGTGACCGGAGACTACGAGTTTGTAATCATCAACTTTGACGGCGTGAAGGTTGTTGCAGAAGAACTTAGGAACGGCGGCTTCGATCTGATTATTGTGGACGAGGCCAACGCCATTAAGAGTGTGCAGACCGATCGTTGGAAGATGCTTGCAAGCCTTGTCAAGGCCAACACGCGGCTGTGGCTTATGACGGGTACCCCTGCGGCGCAGTCACCAGTGGATGCGTACGGTCTGGCCAAGCTGGTCAACCCCAGTTCTGTGCCGCTGTTCTTTGGGTCATTCCGCGACAAGGTGATGAACAAGATCACTCAGTACAAGTGGGCCCCCAAGCATGATGCCAGAGACACAGTGCACAAGGTATTGCAACCGGCTATACGCTTCACCAAAGAAGAATGCCTGGACCTACCCGACATGCTGTTCACAACCCGAGAGGTTCCGCTGACAGCGCAACAGCACAAATACTACGAGGCCATCCGCAAGCAGATGATGATGGTTGCCGCAGGCGAAGAGATCACAGCACCCAATGCCGCAGCACTGCTCAATAAGCTGTTGCAGATATCTCAAGGCGCGGCCTATACAGACAATAGAGATGTGGTTGCGTTCGATGTAAGCAACAGGCTCAACGCGCTGTTGGATGTGATTGACGAGACCTCCAACAAGGTAATTGTTTTCATACCATTCCGGCACTCGCTCAATATCTTGGAAGAAGAACTTGCCAAGCGGTCCATCACAACTGAGTCCATACACGGCGACATACCGGCATCCAAACGCGGGGAAATAATCAAAAGGTTCCAGACCGAAGATGACCCCCGGGTGTTACTACTGATACCCCAAGCGACTGCTCACGGGATAACCCTAACCCGCGCAGACCAAGTTGTCTGGTGGGGTCCTGTAGCATCAACAGAAATCTATATGCAGGCCAACTCCCGGGCACACCGGGCGGGCCAAACCAACAAGGTAACCGTCACTCACCTGCAAGGGAGTCCGGTTGAGCGCAGGATGTACATCATGCTCCAGAGCAAGATTGACATGCACTTGGACCTTGTAGAGTTGTACAGACAAGAAATCGCTTGACAGCGTAATTTGACACTGTATAATTTGTTTCGTGGGGGGTTGGTGCGATGGGTTAGCGCCATCGTGTCGCACCTTGTTGTTGAAACACACTGCTTTATGTGAAATCAACCCCCCACACCCGTCAACACAAATCAAAGGAAATCGCATGGATGCAAACCAACTGGTAAAGGTGTACATAAAGATACGCGATGCCAAAGACATTAAACAAAAACAAATGGAAGAGGAAGTTGCCGCCCTTGAAGCGCAACTTGAACTCATAGAGGCAGAACTATTGGACATATGCAAGACCACCGGTCAAGACGGTGGTTCCACACAGTATGGCTCGTTTCGCCGCGCCGTCAAAACCCGGTATTGGCCGTCCGATTGGGACAGCGTTTATCGGCTTATCAAAGAGCACAGTGCGCCCGAGTTGCTTGAGCGCCGCATTCACCAGGGTAACTTCAAGGAATTCTTGCAAGCCAACCCTGACAAACTGCCAACCGGCATGAATGTGGATTCAAAGTATTCGGTCACCGTTCGTCGTGCACGTTAATCAACCTAAGGAAATCAAATGAGTAACATCTCTCTCTTCAAATCTGGCTCACACATCCCCGACTACCTGCGTAACGCTCCTGATGCAACTACCCGCGATATTGCTGGTAGCTCTGGCGGCAAACAAATCTCCATCAAAGGAGGCGTGTGGCGTATGGTCGTAGGCGGCGAAGAGGTTGCCAAGAACGAAGACCGCTCCATGAACTTCGTGGTGGTCGCCAGTGGCAAGGGCATCACCCGTACTTTTTACGCAGACAAGTATGAGGCAGGTAAGGACGCTAAGCCGGTTTGCTGGTCAGCAGAAGGCGTGGTGCCCAACTCTGAGGTACCCAGCCCGCAGAGTTCGGCATGTGCTACCTGCCAGCAAAACATTGAGGGCTCTGGTGAGGGCAAGTCCCGCGCATGTCGATTCAGCAAGCGTTTGGCTGTGACTGTAGAGAACGATATCAGCGGCAACGTGTATCGCCTGTCGGTGCCCGCCAAGTCTTACTTCGGTAAGGCGGACGGCGAGAAGATGCCCCTGCAAGCCTACGGCAAGTTCCTGGCAGGGCACGGCATCCCAATCACTGGCTTGGTGACTGAGGCCCGCTTTGATACCGCAGAGTCTGTGCCTGTGTTAAAGTTCCGCGCAGTGCGCCCGCTGACCCAAGACGAGTGGGAAATCGCCAAGGCCCAAAGCCTGACCGATGACGCCAAGATGGCTATTGAGTTCAAGATGGTTCCATCAAAAGCAGAGACGGGTACCCCCCTTGCATTGCCCGAAGCGTTCCAGCAAGCACCTGTGCCCACAGAGGCTCCCGCCGCCACGACTGAGCCTGTCAAACGCGCCAGCAAGAAAGCCGCTGATGCGCCTCCACCTCCACCCAAAGACGTAGCCTCTGTGCTCGCCGACTGGGGTACGGATGACTGAAGTCACAAGGGGGTACACCACCCTCTTTGTCCGTAAGGTGGAGGGGGCAGATCAAACTCTGCCCGTCATCCAGTTCGCAAGGCTTTGTATCGACCGGGAAATGCCGATCGCATCCATTGCCTTGCGGCTTGGTGTCACCCGCGCAACTGTGTATAACTGGTTCACAGGTAAAGCGACCCCACGGGCCCGACACATTGAGTCAATCAGGAAACTTTCAAAACGCTACGGAGCCAAGTCGCTTCGGCGTAGTTGAGCGGTGAGGACATGTGAACAATTTTCTCGACTCCGTGTTGCCCACTCAGGGCACCTACTGTGCGGTCGGGATTAAAAGCAAGCTGGTAAAGCAGTCGTTTCACGACACTGTTGCGGATATTGATGCGGTTGCGGTTGGGCTGGATGCCCGGGGCGTTGATGCCTACTACGCACTCGCAAGCTTTGCCGACCCCGCGTTGGGGCGCAAGGCAGATAACGCAGCCTACCTACGTGCTTTTTTTCTCGATTTGGATTGCGGCACTGGCAAGCCGTACAACGACCCGGCCCAGGCTTGCAGCGAACTAGGTATTTTTGTGCGGACTACGGGTATGCCCGAGCCCACGATTGTGTTTTCTGGTGGTGGTGTCCATGTGTACTGGCCCTTGCTTGAAGACCTGGACGCAGACAAATGGCTGGGCATGGCCAAGCGCCTCAAAACGTTATGCCGTGAAAACAACCTACATGCCGACCCAGCGGTAACTGCGGATGCTGCCCGCATCCTGCGAGTGCCTGGGACAAACAACTACAAGGAAGCTACGCCGCGCCCCGTGCGCATCGTGAATGCTGGCCTACCAGTTGCTGTTGAAGATATTGAGAAGTGTCTGCCGCCCGCACCAGTTGACCTGACTGCCGCCAAGCAGTTTGGCATGGACGAGGCGACCCGCAATCTGGCCGTGGGCGACTACCCCACCTGTGACTTTGTGAGGATTGTCCAGCGCAGTTTGGCAGGCAATGGGTGCGCCCAGATGACCAAGGCCATCACCGAGGTGGCGACGCTTGAAGAGCCGCTGTGGCGGGCCGCGCTGTCCATTGCTGTGCGGTGTGAGGACGGTCAACAGGCTATCCACAAATTATCCAAAGGCCACCCAGGGTACAGCGCTCACTCCACAGAGGCCAAGGCTGCGGAAACCAAGGGGCCATACACCTGCGACTGGTACCGCACCAACTATTCGGCGGGGTGTGCCGGATGTACTCAGCGGATATCCAGCCCCATACTGGTCGGCAAGCGTGTGGAGATGCCCGCCGAGACCGCCGCAGTGACGGTTGCAGTACCCAACGCGCCCCCTGCCTCCCAGGCGTTTATTGTGGAAACTTCGTATGGAGATGCAGACGAGGGCGAAGGCCCGCGCATCACAGTGGAGATACCGCCATACCCCTACCCGTTCTTCCGGGGGCCCAGGGGTGGCGTGTTCAAGCGTGTCAAAACTGAATCAGGCGAAGAAGTTGAGATTGAAGTTTATTCCCGCGACCTGTATATAACAGGGCGGTTCTTTGACTCTGAGGAGTTTGGAGATGGCCTAGGGGAAATGGTCAGCATTGACCTGCACATGCAACGCGATGGTATCCGCCGGTTCTACGCCCCGGTGGCCGAATTGTTCTCCAAAGACAAGATGCGGGATACCGTGATTAAAAATGGCGTAATGGCTTATGGAAAACAACTGGACCCAATCATGGCTTATTTCTCGACAAGCATACGCAAACTGCAAGCGCAGTTCTCAGCAAACAAGACCCGCAGTCAAATGGGCTGGACCCCAGACATGCAGGGGTTTGTAGTTGGGGAGGTGGAGTACTCAGCCGCAGGCAACAAGCTGGCCCCGCCGTCAAGCGGAACCCGGCAACTAGCCCCAGCGTTTATACCTCGCGGCAACTTGGAGGGGTGGAAAAAGATTGCGGACTTCTACAATCGCCCCGGGCTGGAGCCCCACGCACTGGCTCTGTTCTTTGGGTTTGGCGCACCCCTGCTTAAATTCATTGGCGGCACAGTAGTCAAGGGAGCGCTGGTACACCTCAAGTCCAACGCATCCGGCTCAGGCAAAACCACGGCGCAGTTGGTGGTCAATTCGATCTTCGGTAATCCCACTGAGTTATTGATGACCAAGGACGACACCTACGCTTCCAAGATGCACCGCATCGGCATGCTCAACAGCATTGCATTCACCATGGACGAGATCACCAACACAACCGATGAAGAGCTATCGGATACCGCATACGGGGTGACCACAGGCCGGGCCCGGCACCGCATGGAGGCATCAGCAAACAAGATGCGGGTCAACAATACATCGTGGTGCAACATCACTATCACGTCTGCCAATTCGTCCCTCATCGACAAACTTAGCCAGTTAAAAAGCACATCGGACGGCGAACTTAAACGCCTCTTGGAGATTGATGTACCCACATTGCAAAACGTGACCAAATCGGACATTGATGAAGTCTTCAGCACGTTGGGTGAGCACTACGGCATAGCGGGCCCCATCTTCATGCAATACGTTTTGAATAACATGGATGAAGTCAGGAGCATGCTGGCGGAGATGCAAAAGAAGATTGATGATCGGCTGGTGTTGAACCAAACCGATCGGTTCTATTCCTGCATTTTGGCGTGCGCGTTTGTGGGAGCCATCATTGCCGAACGTTGCGGGCTCCACAGCATTGAGATATCGCGTGTGTACAAATACGCTCTGGAGGTAGTCGCCAGCAACAGGGAAGCCCAAATCGGCAGTATTGGCAGTCCCCTGCTAATTGCTCAGGAGACGCTATCCGCGTTCATTAACGAGAATGTTAACAACGCCCTGGTTATCAATAGCCATATTAAAGGGTCCGTGCCCCCCGCCCCAATTACCAACCCCAGGGGCCCACTGCGCCAGCGGTATGAGCCCGACACCAAAGAGTTGTTCATCACCGCCCAGGAGTTCCGGGCCTTCTTTGCCAAGCGTCAGGTGGACGTGCGCGAGGCCGTGCGGAATCTGGCCAAGGCAGGAATCATTAAGCACAACGGTCTTGCCACTACCAAGCGCATCGGTGCGGGAGCAATCGGCGGGCTGTCTGGGCTTAACGTGCGGTGCTACTGTTTTGACGGTGAGGCCATAGGATTAAATGAAACCGCATTCTCTGACCCCGCAGTCTGACCCGCGTGTCATAGTCGTCCATGGCATTGAGTACTTCGTGTACTGGGACAAGCTGGACGTGGGGGCATCGTTCTTCTTGCCCACCACTGCGACCCCCAGGCAGGTAAGGCTTTCTCTAGGCCCTGCCCTGCGGTCACTTGGCTATGAAGTGGAGCTACGCGCCCGGTGTGAGTACGGGCGGTATGGGGTGCGGGTCTGGCGTATCACTTAGGGTACTGCTTGCGAATCTCAGTTTTGGCTTCGCGCAACCAGCGGGTCAAGTCCACCTCGATCTTGCGGACTTCCTCAAGTTCCCGCGTTCGCTCTTCCTTGGACATCTCCTGGGCTCCATCAGGACTGTTGAGATACTTGCGGTAGGCCCGGGTATCCTCAAGCTGTTCCAGCGTTGCGTTGATGTACGGATTGAGTGCCAGGGCTTGCTCGTGCTCAATTGCAAACTTTTCTGCCGCCGCCATGTCAGTCTTTGCCAAGTTGTTGAGGGTATTCTGCAACCGCCCAACGCGCTCACGTTCCTCGTAGAACTCAGTGATGCGCCGGGTGCCCACGGGGTCAATCATGTAGTTGCTGAGTAGGGCCCACTTGTGCAGGGGGCGGTCCACCCGGGTTGGGTTGAGCAAGCTGTCGGTTGTTGCAGTAACCAATGCCGCCGTTGACCCAAAGTACCCGCGCATGGCGTTGTCTAGCATGATGGGAGACACCTCTGCCCCCACAGTGTTCTTGGCAAACTCGGACAGTTGGATGGCCAACTCGCTTGTACCGGCGGACCGGCGTTGGCTTGCCAGCATCTGCTTTTGGTAAGTACCTTCCAGTTCGCGCCCGGTAAGGAACGAGTGGTTGGTGAACGCTTCCAACAAGGGTTTGGCTGCCTGCGGCACAGGAGTTACCCGGCCAACGTACTGCTCAAATATGTACGTCAGGCCAGTCCGCATGGCTTCAAAGGCCTCCTGCTCCTCAGGCGTACCCTGGCGCTTGTAGTACTCCACAACACGCTCGGG